GAAATGCCCAACGCTAAGCCCACGACCGCAAGTTTTCGGGCTACTTCCCCGTTAACCCGAAACTCTTATCCTGCGGGTTTAACCAACGCAAGATCACTGGTGCAACCGCTGCAACACCAGCCATTGCGAGGGTCTTAGGGTCTGTTACGCCCGCCATGTATAAGGCTAGGGCTGCTGCCATAAATGAGCGCGCCCATGAGGCTGCTACGGCTTTTGCTTTGTCCATTTTGTCTTCTCCTTTGTCGGTTTAACTCCCGATTTTGGTATTTCAACTGTTGGGAATTCGCCCTTATAAGGGACAAATTTAGGAATTCCAAACCCAACAATTTCTTTCCCTGGTGCGTAACTCCGAACCTTCACCATCACCATTCCGCCATTGCGCTGATCACCTGTACCGCTGGTGTTGCCCTCGATCAGTACGCAAGTCTTATCGTCAATCAAATCAACAACAATGCCAATATGTGAAATGCGATCTACGCCGTCATGTGGGAAATCCATAAAAGCCAAATAACCTAGCTGTGGCATGTTTGACCAGCGACTTATTTCTTTAAATTTATGTGCACCAATTGCTGTACCCACTACTGAATGAATCTTGACGCCTGCCTGTGCAGCGCACCAATTAACAAATGAACCGCACCACGGCAGTCCGTCGGCTTTTGTAAATTTGCCATATTTTGTCAGGTTGTCGCCTTGTTCGACTGTGCCGACTTCAGCTAAAGCAACTTCGATGAAACATGCGCTTGTGCCTTGCGGATAACTAGACACCCAATGCAACCTTTAAGTCGTCAATTGAAAGTCCAACTGAAGCAAGTTTTTCTGCCACGGTTTGTTCATGGAAAACGGCGACATGTGCGTCAATTGCAGCTGCCAATTCAGTTTCGGTAACTGGAGACCCTTCCGCGGGTGTGATTTTTTTATTGGCTTCATCATTAAAATCGGCTACAAGTCCATGACCGCCAAGTTCTGCGTCAAGTTGTACTAAATTAACTTCTTTTGATGTTGTTATCAACACTTTAAGACCCCATATTCACTACTGTAATTGAACGATTAAAGAATCGACTGGTAAAACCGTTGGTATCTTTGAATTTCATTGTGAACGTGTTTGAACCAGCAGTCAAGCCAGTCAATAAAAAAGAACCTATTGCATTAATTTGAAAGTTAGATGACGGACCAAAAACGTTCATGCCTACAGAATATTCATCACTTGCCGCTTTGGTTGACGCCCCTGAAACTGTGACGCCTAAAGTGCCTCCAGTATTTGTATATGAAGCCTGATTTGAAATAACCGCTTTTAAAATTACCAACGCTTTTGTACCTGTCGTTACTGTGACCGCTTGCGTTGTTGTTAAATCTGTGAATGAAGTAGATGTCGTATCTTGCGCTGTAGTTACGTAATTATAATCACTGACAAAACTTGAACTGCCTGTTGCTGCCCAGGTTGGCACACCGCCTGAAACTGTAAGCACTTGACCATTTGAACCAATGCCGCGGCGGGTGTAAGTACCTGACCCCGTTCCATAAATCAAATCACCATTTGTCGTGATTGTTGTTGCCATATCGTTCGTAATTGTTACCGCACCAGAAGTGCCACCGCCCGAAATGCCTGTGCCAGCAGTTACGGCAGTTATGTCACCGACGTCATTTGTGACCCAGGTGAAATCCATGTCGGTGTTTGACGCCTTAGCAAGAATTTGACCACTAGTGCCACCAAGCAAATCAGCCATTGAAGTTGCAACGGCTTGACCAAAAACTTCAAAGTCTGCTGGCAAATCCGTGACCAAATCGGTCGACGTAGGCATTTGCCAACTAAACGGTGTTGTCGGGTTTGTCATGTTTTCTCCTTGTTAAGTGATAATTGTCGCACGCGCCCAGTCAAGCGATGGCGACACGCCCGACCAGGTAAATGTGTTCGAAATTTCGTCCCACTGCAAAGCCTGCAATGAATAAGCAACGGGCGAAAGATTAAGCGAAACTGAAAGCGTGTTGTATCCCGCACGGAATGACCAGCCCTCGACGAAACCCTGAAAGATTGACCCCATGTTGCTAGGCAGATCAGCAATCGAAACGGGCATGCCCATAAAAACACCGATCAGGTTATCGCGGTCAGAATTGTCCACTTCAGGATTTGTCAGGTCGTAGGTAATCTCACTAAAAATTGGCTGTGGGTCTTTTCGAAGTGCCAAGTAAAAGTTTGCCTGGGCAGTCGCGTCAGCTGAATTGTGCAGGGTTGTCGAAATGATTTGAGACAATGTGCCATAAGTGTTGATTGAGTCCGTGTCACTGGCAGATTGATCGCTGGCACTGTTTGCCCCGTATTTGATGGTCAGATTGTTTCGCACGTCACCTGCGCGAATATCGGTACGCAGCCCCGCCGCACGGGCTTGGTTGGCAGTTATTTCAACGTAACCGTTTGCTGAAAGGTATTGACTGCGGTGTGTACTTTTGGCATAGGAAATTCGCCCCTGAGCGTCCTCGTAAATGTAGCCAAGCCCTGAAGTTGCTAAGGCTGAAACAAGGCTGTAGACGTCGGTTCGGTCGCTTGTACGGGCTGCCAGTTCATAATCGCCTGGACGATCGATTTCACCTAAACCGACGTTTTGTGCATTTGCCCATGTCTCGGTTGGATTGTAGGTTCCCCATGTTAATGCCCCTGGCACTTCAGCCCAGGTGTTAAGCAATAAATTTGAAAGAATTTCATAGATTTGATCGCCGTCAAAATCTTTTGAAAGTACGCCGTTGGTCAATGCTTTTGGCAGACGTGCCAATGCGCCCAATGCCGTGATCGAATAGGTCTGGGTGAACATAGTCGAACCCACGTCACGGACTGTCAAACCAATGTCCACAACGTTACCGCCGAAGATTGGTACAAATGTGCCTGAGGTGTCTTTGACTGAAACGCCAATTGTTGAATTGATTGCAATTGGGATTGTTGCTTGATTTAGGTCGATCAACTCAATGTTTGTGTAGCCCGCTTGCGCCTGCTGATAAATGTTTGTTCGACCGCTTTGAATAGTCAGATTTGCCAAAATGGCGTTGGTGTATTCAACGCCGTCAATCTCAACTAGCCAAACAGGATTCCATTGCGTCATGTTGTTACCAGATTGCTTGCCCCACCTGTGCCGCGATAGTAGGAATTGTTTAGGGTGTCAACAATTGTGCGTGCTGTGCCTTCTGCATTTAAAGCACCGTTAACGGTGACGTTAATTGTTGTTGCAGGGGCAGCAGCAGCAGCAGCAGCGGCAGCCACTCCAGCATTACGAACGCCATAGGCGTCAGTATCAACAGGCGTTAAACGAACGTAACCCGCAGCGGCTAACGCAGCGGCGTTGCTTGCAGCTGCGACGCCACCACTGGCAGCAGCACCAACACCAGTCAAACCTCCCGTAGCGCCACCTGTAGCGCCACCTGTAAACGTCCCGACGGACGGAATTGATGAACCAGCGCTTGTTGTACCTGTGTTAAAAGTTTGACCGCCTGGCGTTGTGCCGCTAAATCCTGCAACCGACGGCATAGCGCCAATCTTGCCAATACTGGCAATATCTGCACCTGGCTTGATTAAGTTAAGCCCACGGATAACCAAGTTAATGCCATCAATTGCAAAATTGATCAATGGTTGAATTGCACTTAAAACTTTGCCAAAAATGGTAATGACAAGCCCGGCAATCTCGCCGACAACACTAAGCGCACCGCCAATGACTTTGCCGATCTTTGGCGCAAAATATCCAACCACTTCAAAAAATGATTCAAACTCGTCTTTGCTGCCAATGATTGCGTCCTTGACATTGTTAAAAATATCTTTTGCGCCTTCAAAGATAGGCAACACCGTGTTTTTTAATACTGTGCCAATGTTGGTCAATGACTTGCTAAATGTGTCAGCCTTGAGAAAATCAAATCCTTTGCTAAATGTGTCAAGTATAGGCAATGCTGTAATGTTAATAAAACCGAGTAATTTTTCAAGTATTGGTAAAAATGCAAATCCAATTGTTTCTTTTGCTTCGTCAAATGCAACCTTGACACGATCTATTCGACCCTGAAATGTAACAGATTCTTGTTTTGAAAATCCATCAAAAGAGGTTCGTAAATTGTCATAAACTTTGTTGAAGTCTTTTGTTTTTAAAATAGATTGGTCAATGCCTAAACCTAATTTACCTAATGCGTTTGTATTGCCGTCGTATCCCTTGCTTAATGAATTGGCAATTGCTTCCAATGGCTTGCCCGTTGCCGCACTAATGTCAAGTGCCAAACTCAATAACTTTTGTGCGTCTTCTGTGTCTTTTGTTGATCTAACTAAACGCGCAAATGCTGGACGCAATTGGTCGTCAGTAACACCCGTGGCTAGGGCAGTTTTGGTTATGTAAGTTTCAATTGCTGCAACTTGTTTTTTTGTTGCGCCTGTCGTATTTTCTAAAGTCAGCGCAAGAATTCGTTGGGCTTTCTCATCTTCCAATGCAGCCTTGACACCGTCCACGCCAAGTTTTAACGCAAACGTACCAGCGGCGGTGGCGGCTGCAACAAATGCAGCCCCAATTATTTTACTTGTTTTGCCAATTTTGTCGCTGAATGTGTCAACGTCTTTTGTAGCTGAAGTCAGCGATTTGTTAAGACCATCAACGTCGCCAAGAATTGAGAGTTTGAGGGTACG